ACAATCAGCACAAATACTGTGGAAGCCGTATTCACTAGACCAGAAACCACACTTGTCGTTACACTCGCATACTGTGATCCATTTCATGCTTTTATTATACCAACTCGTATGAGGATTTCAAGGACTAAATGGTGGCAGTAAAAGGAATCGAACCTTTGTCCCCCTCATGCACTAAGGTATCTTAGGGCCGTTGACGGTACTGTTGAGAGTGTACTTCCAATTGTACTATACTGCCTATTTGAATGGTTCTTCTCGTGGGAATTGAACCCCGGACTACCTCCAACTCTTTTATGTCAGTGAGATATAAGCTCACCCGTTGGGTCGAGAAGGTTACGTCATGCACCTATTATAGCGACTCACCGTTGTATTTCAACAGGCTTCATTGGATTCGGGATCTATTTTAGCTCGCATAACTTTTGTGTTGTTAGTGTAGTAGATTACACGATCCTTACAATAAAGATTTAGATTCACCTTAGGGAACTCTAGCTTCAACACGTTTCTAATAGCCATACTAACTGTTGTAGCCTTACGACGACTAAACATATCAGCCAGTAGATTGCTGTAGTCCACTATCTTTATATTACCTTTACGGTCCATCCTCATGTTCTCTTCATGGAAGTCTGCACCCCATGAATAAGTATTGTAGGACTTTACGAAATCAAATTGATTCTCAAGGTGGTTGCGAATTGCTGTGAACGCTGGGTTGAACCAGTAGTATTCACCTCTTGCACCTGGGACTGCCTTACTGATATACTCCATCTCTAGCACAAGCCCTCGTGGACTGACCTGTAAGCATGGAGCAAAGATCTTACCCAGTAGGGAGTTCTCTACCGCTTTGTACAGGGCATACTCAGCCTTGTTGTGGCTTTGGATACCAACCTTTAGAACAGTCTTGGATCCTTTAGCCTTCAGAATGATACGAGTAGTCCCTTCAGTGGATACCACACTAAGCTTGAACTTACTACAAACTTTATCAATAGCCTTAGACTTGAATCCATTCTTAGTAGGATTCTTGATGTCGTGGATCACATCATGCCCTTCCGACAAGAGCTTCTCTAGGTAGTCTTCAATCCTAAGTAAATTCGTCAATGTTGATGCCATACTTACTCCTAGCCGAGATAGCCATTAGTTCAAACTGAAGCATCTCAAATGCATCGTATCCTGGGTCCATCATAGATCCAGGCACGTATTCAGCCAGTGGTTCGAATGTAGCATCGGTATCAGAAGTTCCAAGTACCTTCTGTACTACCGAGTTTAGAAACTCATTCCTATCCATTCTCCATCTCCTTAGTATCAGAGTAGTTGGACATGATGCGCTCGATCTTAGTAATCGTCTTGTTTAGCTTACAGCTTGTTACACCCATGATACGAGCTAGCTCACCCTTACGGACAAACCCCTGGTTAGAGATTACACCTGGATTCTTTAGGATCTCACTAATAACGTTTTGAACGTCAGCAGGTTGGTCCTTCAAGAACTCACCGAAATCAATAGCCGATACACTCACAGTAGATTTGTTATCAGGGATTAGGTTCCAAAGGCTGCCATCCTCACTATCACCAGTAATGGAGTCCATAGACACATGGCGCGAACGGAAGTCCATACGCTTAGAGAGAGGGATACCCTTCTTAGCCTTACGGTTCCACAGCACAGTCTTGGTGTATTGATCAAACAACTTAGTATCAATAGCCTCATCGAAAGACTTACCCGTCTTCTTCTCAAAGCCAGTGATTGATTCAAGAGCTGCTACACACAGGTCAGAGTAGTTGTCTTCATGGGTTGCAAGAGCAGAGTCTCCCGAGATCTTCATGGAGATTGTGTGCATAAGACGACCATACTTGGTTTCGTATAGTTCCCACTGTTCGTTCGTTAGTTGCTTCATTGGTTTCATTATAGTCCTTGAGGTGTCATTTACAACGTATACTGCCTTACAATTCCCAATTATCGTTCAATCGTGTGGGAATAGGGTTCTTAGCGAAGTCTTCCATGGATTCATAACCTAGCATAAGGATACAGTAACCGGCCATGTCCTTCCAACAGTTCTCATTGTTGTAGGTGGGGTTGGTGGCTAGTCGGAAAATCTTATCAATGATTCGGACTAGAGCCAATGCTATGATGTACTTATCAGTTGGGATTCCATCTGGGAAGAGGAACTTCATAATCTCCCCACTGTGCTTGAATGAATCTCCGTAATTTTCATTTTTGATTTGAACTAACTCTCCGATGTCGGTTCCAATCTTCCCAAAGTTAGGCTTTCTTGTCTTGTCTTCTAATGTCATCTTTTTCTTCTTTTATACGTTCTTGGTTTCTGTTGTAAGTTCTTACTCTGTGGCAGTTAGCGCATACTAACTCACACTTAGGTAACTCTTCCTCAAGCCTTTTCTTACCGAGACTGAGAATGCTTATGCCATTGTTAGCATTATAGCCTTTGGTGGCTGGATCTATGTGATCAAAATCCATGGCAGCAAAATGAAAAGTTAGCCCGCAATCAACACACGGTTTTCCTTCTTTTAGTTCTCTTGCCCGTGCCTCTCTCCTACTTCTAGCATTGGAGTTCCATCTGTCCCACTTTTTACGGTCTTCTATATCGGTGCTTGTGCGGGATACTACTAACTTTTCTAATATACTTTCTCTTTTCTTAGTATACCTTTCGGTGACCTTAGCCTTCACACACTCTTTGCATCTTGTGTCGGGCCTTGGACCACCTTTACAATCCTTTCTATGGTAGTACTCTGAAATAGGCTTTGAACATCCACATTTATTACACTGTTTCATACTAGTATGTAGTGTGGGAATAAAGCTAAGGTCTTTTATTTCTTCTCACATCTTGTCTACTTTTGTCATTTTTGTTTCCTGTATTTCTTCGTAAAATCTCTTTCCTACTAACACCTCGCCTATCCATACCTAGGCAGTCACCACATGTTCTAGCGTTATTGTATACGTAAAGCTCTGTGACATCCCCACAAGATTGGCATCGACCACGTTCTGGTAACAGTTTCATACCAGAATTATAGTCGTCACTAGCTTCTAATCTCAGCCCTCAGCCACCTAATCACGGGGTCATACAAGTGCTTCTGAGTGATCACTGAAAGCTCTGAGTAGCCTCCTGCTCGCGCATACTGAATGGTCGAGTGGATCTTAGCCTCCGTAATCATAAGCAATGAGCGGATAGCTAAGAACTTCTTGGTCTTATTACGATCCGAGCACTCGGACACTAACTCCTTTACTTTACTGTGGATATCTTGAAGGTAGTGAATAAGTTCGTCTTCTTCTTTATTTAGCATCCACTGATTATAGCAGGGCCACGGCGGATTGGAAGGTTGATTCAAGCTTTTTGGTGTTTATAATTTCCACCTCGGTTCCTGAAACAGAGACTTCAAACTTAGTACCACTAGCGGGATGCATATTTGAAAGGATCTCATCGGCAAGTGGCAGTGCTACTAGATTCTTTACGACACGTTGTAAGTCTCTTGCACCAAACTCGTCACTGTAGCCCTTAGAGATAACATAGTCCAACAGCTCATCAGATGATTTGATGGGATAGGTTTCTAGTGTGCGTCTAGCAATCTCTTTGATGTTCTCAGGAGATAGGTCATTGAAGAAGATAAACTCATCAATACGCCCTCTGAACTCAGGAGAGAAGGTATCCTCAAGGGACTTCATAATGGAATCCCTGTTGGTATCAGCCGTAGGCTTGTTGCCAAACCCTAGGAAACTAGTCTTCAACTCCTTCAATCCACAGTTAGAGGTCATAATAAACATTGAGTCCTTGAAATCAATGTCGTTACCTGAGTTGTCTGTAACCGTGCCAGTGTCCAATAGACTTAGAAGAATATTGAAAAACTTTGGGTGAGCCTTCTCGATCTCGTCAAACACAATAGTCCAACGATTAGACTTCTCAGACTTCTCTTTCATCATTGAAGACTCTGAATGCCCAATGTATCCTGGGGGAGAACCTAGTAGCTTACTAACCTCATGCCCATTAGTGAACTCAGCGCAGTTTAGCACCCAGAAGTTAGGAGAGAACTTCTCACCCATCTTTCTAGCCAACTGTGTCTTACCTCTACCGGACTTCCCAATAAAGAATAGATTGACGTGGTTGCTGAACTTAGCCGCTCTCAGCTTCACCGCATTACACACAGACTTTATAGCCTCATCCTGCCCAACGATACAACTCTTCAAGAAAGAATCGAGTGCGTTGATGTCTTGGATCGTGTCTAGCTTATACTTATCTTTCTTTGTAGTAGACTTCTGAGTCTTCTTTCGCTTGCTAGTGATCTTCTCCTCTAGCTTATCCTTCATATCCTCAGTCTGCTTGGCATCCCTCATAATGGAATCCAATACAACGGAATCAGGTAGAACCTCATTCAAGTCGTAGCACACATACTCTATCCTAAACTCAGGGTAGTACTCCGTGATAGTCTGATAGTAGGCTCCAATTAGCTTGTACTCTATCAAAGGGTCTTTCAACTGGTCCTTTAGCTCCTTAGCTTCCAACATACGCTCGGCGTAGGTCTCAGTCTCCTTAGGGGTGAGACAACCAGCTATGACAAGCCTTACAAAGCTCACATAATCAAAGGTACCAGACTCGGTATTCTTCACAAAAGCTTTCAAACCATTGTAAACCTTTGTAAACTGACGTTCTGTCAGTCTACGAATGATTATGATTGAGTTTAGTTCAGATGAAAAAGCTTTGATTCCGTTTGGTTTTCTAGGCATCGTTTCCCTTATCGGTCAACTGGCTAAGGTTGCTAAAGAAAGAACCTTTTAGTTCATTAGCACCGGAACCAGACTTACTGTCCAGGTCCATTTCCTTCAGTTGATACTTTTGCATAGTCTGAGTGAGCTTCAGCAGCTTCTCATTAGCCACACCCATTTGCCCCAAGGCTTGAGTGGAGGCCGAGATGAGCTTAGTAAAGGCATCGACGGATGGCATACCACCCTCATCGTGCATCACCCTACCGTTCAGATCGACCATAGCTGCCCTACACTCTTCGAATAACTCTCTGGCAGAGTCGCGGTCACTAACGGCGTTGGTGGCTATCTTCTTTATTAGGCGGTTCACCTTCTCGTCGGACCACATCTTGTTTTTTAGTACGTAATTTGATGGCATAGTTATTATCCTCGTCGTCTAGATCGTAATCATCCTCGAAATCATCCTGAATATCAGGAAGATCCCTATGAGTATGTAGTTTTGTTGGTCTAGCCTTGAAAGTTTTCTGGTTTCTAAATGTCTTTCCCATTGGTCTTCAGGTTGGTTAGGTAGGCTCCTTTCAGGAACTTATTCACATATTTGAAGTATACAGGAAATGCCATGTCAATGGGAGGGAAAAATACATCTAAGAAGGTAATATAAAAAACAGTGTTGATCACTGATTCCAAGATGGATAGGGTGCCGTAGATTAGCAGCCCGATACGCTTTATGATAAAGTTACTCATGTGTTTAGCATACGCTCCATGTATTCTTGGAATGCCTGTTCTCTGGTTAGTCCACCATCGCGTTGAGCTTTGGTCATTCTAAAACGCTTACCTGTCTTCTTTTTGTAATCTTCGATGTCAATAAAAGGTGAGTTCACGTCGTTACTGTTAGATAACTGACGCTTCATAGCCTCGTCAATAACGATACTAAGACGATCCTCTATGCTGCTCATGCCTTATCCTGCTTTAGTCCAAACATACTTCTTACCTTATCTAGTTCCGGGTTGGACTCCTTGCTATTGAATAATAGCTCATGCAGGGTGTTTTTTCGGAAACCAATATCACCAACTGACCTTTTGCCCGACGAAGAGATGTCGATTAGCCCATCAGCAGCAAGCCAGGACTCTAAACCGTAGAAAGGATCTAACCCCTTATCAAACTCCACCAGGAAGTCGCACTCTTGGAATGGGATACCTAGCTTATTCTTCTTGGCTTGCACCTTACCTACGATACCAGTAGGGGCCTTATCTGCACCCCTCACAACGTCTGAGGTCTTGTTAGACACACAGTGGAGGTCAGTGGATAGGTAGAACTCAAGAGCTTTACCACCGGCAGCAGTAGTATCTGGGTTACCATACATTACATTGATCTTACTACGGATCTGGTTGATTACCACAAGGGTTGCCCTACTATCTTTTAGGGTGTGGTTGAACTTACGGAGTAGGGATCCAAATACTAGTGCCCGTCTAGCCCCATCAGTATTACTGATGTTAGAAACGCTATCTCGGGACATCTCTTCCGCAGAGGGTAACACTGCCACACTGTCAATAACAAACAAGATTGGAGTGTTCTTATCCTCAGCCCTGATCTGTAGTATAGTTGATTCAATGTCAGTGAAAGCCTCCTCAAGAGACTTAGGAGTTGAGTACAGGAGAGTGTCGGCCTCAATGCCTAGCTTCTTAGCGAACTCTGGGCTAAAGGTGTTCTCGGCATCAAGCATCTTAGTATACCATCCAGCCTTTTGAGCTGCACCTAAAAACGTTGTAGCGAAGAGTGTCTTACCCGTAGAGCTATTACCCCTGAGTTGAATGATGCCTCCCACCGGCATACCCTTGCTATAGTCCCCGGTCATTATCCGGTTCAGCGCGTAGCACCCCGTTGAAATAAACTCAGTGGGTGCTACATCAGAAAGCGACTTGTTGCCCTTCAGTCGAGCTAATACTTCTTTATCCATCTTAGTTATTATAGTCCTATTGGGGATACTCTACGCCAAAATGCTAAATAACATAGTAGCATATGAATGATCTTTTTGAATTACTGTCCTTAGCACTAACATTCCCTACCATTGTTACAGCGGTAGCGGTTGTTTGTGTGTGGGGTCCGGCTGCCATAAAAGCAGTCCAAAGCAAAGAAATATCTGCTAACGAATACTTTATAATAGGTGTTATAACGTCCTTCGTAGCGGCCTCTATAGACAATTTCTATTGGAGTTTCTTCTGGGCTTTCGAATACTTTGATCGGGGAACTCCACCTGAATTACTTCAATTTGGAGGTGCATTCAATCTTATCTTTAGACAAGGATTGGGAATACTAGCCGCTTACTTCCATCTAAGAGCCGCTGACCTAGCCAGTGATAGAAAGAATAAATACGCTAATAAAATTCTAATGTTTAGTAACATAGGGGCCTGCTTACTAGTTATTACGCTACCCGTGGTGAAGTTATGGGTGATATAGTAACACTAGTTCTCGCGGCAGGAGCCGGGTTGGCTGGGGCGGTTGGAGTCCTATTCAAGATTGTTATGAGACAATCTAAGGAGCAGATTGAGATCACTGGTCGCGTTGGTAACCTAGAGGGTCGGCATGACGCTATTGAAAAACTATCATCCGACACCCTAGAAACTGTTCACAACGCTATTACGAACCGCGATGAGAAAAACTAACAGCCATCGTCATCGGCATCATTATTCTTAGGCTTCCTGATACCCCCACCCGCCTCAAAGCCATCTGGGTAACGTGCCCTGAGCTTCTCCACGTTAGCCCTAGCAATCTCATCTAAACTAAGGTTCAGGTTCTTAGCTGCCATTGCAACGTAGTATAGAACGTCTCCTAGCTCCTTCTTAGCGTTATCAAAGCTTAGGGGAGTATTGCCGTCATTGTGGAAGGTATGCTTCTTGATAACCTCACAATACTCTC